AAAAAAAAGACTAAATGACACCGCATAGCAATCAAGCCGACATAGGCACAGGAATAAGCGTTTTAAGCGCTATTGTAAGTATTTCAACAATTCAACCCGTAGTTACTTTATTTGCCGGTTTGATTGCTATAATATCTGGTGTGATGGCTATTCGCTATTACTATAACGCAACTAAAAAAGTAAAAGATGATTAAAAATTTTGTAATTGCAGTCTTATTGGTTGTAGTTATTTTATTTTTAATTACAAATCCAACTTATAAAAGTTCAGTTATTGTAAAGACAGATACGCTTTACCAACAAAAGACTTTTACTAAATACAAAAAGGGAAGTGATATATATTCGTATATCATTAAAACCGATTCTGTATTTATTCCCGTACACGATACAATAAAAATAGTATCTGATTATAGCCGTGTTTATTCGTATTTAGATACGATTCGCTTAGATACGAATAATGTCGTATTTATTCAAGATACGATTACCCAGAACAAGATCATAGGACGTGGATTTAGTGCTAAATTAAGTGAAAAGATTATAATTGAAACACGTACTATAACGCCAAGAGTTAAGAACGCACTTTATTTAGGCATTACGGGCGATCTAAGACAGGATAAATCAATTGACAATGTAGGTATTGGCGCAATATATAAGATCAAAAATAAGGCTCTAATTGGCTTAAATTTAAAAACAGGTCAGTCTGTAAAATATGGCGTTGGTTTCTATTTAAAATTATAAACAAATAGAATGGCAGCAAGTAAAAAATTAGACGTTTCAGCAAATCCTCTTCCAATAAGCTTTAAAGACTTTAGTAAAAACCCCGTGGTTGGCACTATGTTTTTGGTAATTATTGGAATTTCAGTTTTATATATTGATATTCGTGGAACTTTTAACAATCAGATAGAAGGACAAGGTCGTAAAATAGAAAAATTAGAATCAAGGGTTGATTTGGTAAGTGACGCGCTACGCCGTTGTGATTCTTCTTTGGCTTCAGCGACAACAAAGCTTTCAACTTTAGAACAATTGGGTAAAATACAAAAGATTAAATAATGAAATATTTATTTTTTATATTCTTATTTGGGTGTACAGTTTCAGCGCAAAAGACAAGCGAAGAAGTTGCTGAAGAACGTGAGTTTCAACAACTTATGTCAAAAGTTGCACAAACAAATAACAAGTCAGTACAGGTTCAAAAGGCAGCAAGTAAAAAAGAAGCTGAATTAGTTACAAAAGCAGTTGCAACAATTGTATCAATGAAAAGCGAAATTAAAGATTTAAAAACTGAATTAAATGAAGTCAAAACAAGGTTGGATTCTGTTTCTATTGATACCGGTGGCAAATTTATGCTTTTGCCAATATCCAATTACTAAAAAGATAGGCGAAGATACAGTTGTGATAATGACTTTAAAACAAGGTGAACAAATTAATAAAACTTTTAAGAAGTTTAATCAAGATCTAAGTTTTACAAAAGACAGTTTAAAAATAAAACAAATTCAATATGACAGTTTATTCAATACAATTTCTTTGGTTAAAGATTCGTTCTATGATTGGAAGTGGAAATATACAGAAAATAAAAGGATTTATGAAGCTTTTAACATTAATCAAAGAAAAATTGAAAAGTTACATTCAGCAAGTAAACTAATATTAATTGGAATAATTATTTTACAATTCAGTCAATTACATTAATTATGAAACAATTTTTTACAGAAGACAATGGTCGGTTTAGTATGAAACGTCTTTGCGGTCTTATGTGTGTAGTCGCGCTATGCATTACTATGTATCATAATAGCTTTAGCGAGTTATCAAAAGCGCCAAGCGAGGCATTGGTTTACGCAGTTGCAAGTTTAGCATTTGGTTGTTTAGGTTTGACAACGGCTGAAAAGATATTTAAAAAAAATGACTAATTATGAAAAAAGGGTGCTAACTATAATTGGCATTTTATATATAACAACATTATTTTATTTATTTAATTGTATTTTATGAAGTTAAGTGAACATTTAGATTTATCAGAAGTAATTAGAAGCGAATCAGCAAAGCGCAATGGCATATCTAATATGCCAACAGAAGCGCATATTGCAAACTTTAGATTATTAGCTGAAAAGGTTTTTGAACCTATTAGATTAAATTTTCGTTGCCCTATAAATTTGAGTTCTGGGTATCGTTCGGTAGAATTAAATAAATGTATCGGTGGATCATTAACAAGCCAGCATTGCACAGGTGAGGCTATTGATATTGATATGGACGGCACGCCACATTCAGTTACTAATAAAATGGTATTTAATTTTATTAAAGACAATTTAGAATTTGATCAATTGATTTGGGAATTTGGTACAGATCAAAACCCTGATTGGGTTCACGTTTCCTACGAAAGTAGTGGTAAGCAAAGGAAACAAGTTTTGAAAGCATATAAAGAAGCAGGAAAAACAAAATACAAACCCTATTAATGACAAACAAAAACCTAAAAACCAAACGCCGAAGACTATTTTTTGACATAGAAACTTCACCAAATATTGGATTGTTTTGGGAAGCAGGTTATAAAAAAAATATAGATTACTCAAATATAATTAAAGAACGTGCAATTATTTGTATCTGTTATAAATGGGAAGACGAAAAGGAAGTTTATTCTTTGCAATGGGATGCTAAGCAAAACGACAAAAGAATGCTTGAGCAATTTATTGAGGTTGCAAATGTTTCTAATGAAATGGTTGGACACAATGGCGATAAATTTGATTTGGCTTGGATCAGGACAAGATGCTTATTTCACAATATATCTATGTTTCCAAAATATACAACGATCGATACCTTAAAAGTTGCTCGTCAAAAATTTAGATTTAATTCTAACAGATTAAATTACATAGCGGATTTTTTAGGATTAGGACAGAAGATTAAAACTGAATATAGTCTTTGGAAAAATATTCTTTTAAATAAGGATAAAGTATCAATGGAAGCAATGATTAAGTATTGCAAAAAAGACGTTGTTTTACTTGAAAAAGTTTTTAAATTATTAAGCGCGCATATTGATCCAAAAACACATTATGGCGTTATATTTGGAGGTGATAGAGGTAGTTGTCCAGAATGTGGATCAGATGATTTAATAAAAAATAATAAAGTAATAACTGCAACTGGATTAACAAGGATTCAATATAAGTGCAAAACTTGTAGTAAATATCATTCAAAAACCGATAAATAATGATAAATGAAACTAATAAGAGTTTTTTCATTTGGAAAAATATATAATCATTCTCTTTATGAAGAGTTACAAACATTAGATAAAACCAATCCTAATTTTAAAGGATGTGGTAACGAGTTTTTGCGCAATAGAGAATGGTGGGTTATTTTAGATAAAAGCAAAAATATTATCGCTTATTGTGGTTGTTTATTTACTCAAGGTATTTGCATCTTTGTAAGAGCATGGGTTGATAAAAAATACAGAGGCAAAGGTTTACAAAAAAGATTAATAGATGTAAGAACAAGAGCAGCAAAACGTAATTTTTGTTATACAGTTATCACATATACAACACCAGACAATTACGCGTCTGCTAATAATTTAATAAGAAGAGGTTTTAAAATGTACGATCCTGAGTACCAATATGGTGGATCTACTATGTTATATTTCATTAAAGATGTTGATTATCAATAAGTTAGCTTTTTTTTATAAAATAATGTCTAAAAAGTGTTCAAATATCAATAATTAGTGTATATTAGCTAAAACAAACTAATAAAAATGGAAAATTTACTACAAAAATTAAAACCTGATCTAAAGTCTAAGATCGAATCAGATCTGGATATTTACCCTGCACTTGTTGGAGAACTTTTAGAAGAGTTAAAAAACAAGTCTTTTCTTAATGATGTAAAATATATGTACATCATAGATTTACAAAATTTTTACAGATTAACTTATGGTGATTTTTGGAAAACACCATGGGATTGTTTAACTTCAAATTAAAAATATGACAAAAGAGTTATTTACTTACGAAGAGCTTTGCAAAAAATATGGTCAAAAAACTATTGATCATTTAGACAATTTTATTTATTGGCAATTACAAAACAGAGGAAATGTTAATTATTTAGGAAAAGAGTATACATTCGAAGCTTACTTAGAAATGATTAATAAAAAAGCTGCTCCATTTGCTGGTTATGATTATGAAGATGATCAATATACTTTTAATGAATGGTATGAAAAACAGTCTGAAATAGAATCATTTAAACAAAATGAATATTAATTTAAAATAAACCAAAAAAAATCTATGAGTTTAATTCAAATCCAAAAGGAACTTAAAGTTCCTAAAAACCAAATGAACAAGTTTGGTAATTACAAATTTAGATCTGCCGAAGATATAATTGAAGCGGCAAAACCTATTTGTCATAAAAACAACTGTGGACTCACCATAAGTGATGAAGTGGTTTTAATTGGTGATAGGATCTATGTAAAAGCAACCGCAACTTTGCATAAAGATGACGGTGATTATATTTCTACAACTGGTTATGCAAGAGAAGAAGAAGTTAAAAAAGGCATGGATTCCGCACAGATCACAGGATCTGCAAGTTCGTACGCGCGCAAATATGCTTTAAATGGACTGTTTGCAATTGATGATACTAAAGATGCTGATTCAACTAACGATCACAAAGACGAGATTGGTGATGAAAAAAGATTACAGTTAATTACCATGATTGAAAACACTTTATATGATGAAGAGAAAAAAACTAAAATGGCAAATTTAGTTGATTCATACACTACTTGGGATCAATACAATAAAGCATTTAAAGTATTAATCGCAAATCAAATTGAAGATAAAGATAGAATTGCAATGGGATTAAATTATAATCAATCTGACATTAAAAAAACTTTAAAATGAGAGAATACACTTTAGAAGAACTTACTTTAAAAGCTGAACGTATGATGGATTTTTTACAAAAACCATTACCTAAAAATGATTCTCCTGACTATCACGATTCACTGATTAATAGATTAGATACTCTAAACATTGCTATGACTCAATCTGGTGAATATAGAACAGCAGCAGACTATAAAATTGAATGTGTTATTGACATGGAGATTGGTGACAAAATACATGAGATTATGGATGGAAAAATGGCAACATCAACAGTTAATATGTGGATTAAAAGTAAGGCAAGAGATTGGTCTCGTTTAAAAAATGCATTTGATCGTATAAACGCTTCATCTGTTCATCAGATTGATGCTATAAGATCTATTTTATCATGGGAGAAAGCTAAAATATCATTATAATGAATCAAGAAACTTATCAAGACTTAGAAGATGGAATACAAAATTTGCTACCATTTGAAAGACAAATGTTATTAGCTAAGGTATATCACTATGCGTGGTATTCAACAGATGCTTTTAAAGAGTTAAATGTTTTTTTAAAAAAATGGGAAAAGCAATGTGAATTTAAAGCAGTATTTTTTAACAATGACTCTGAAGAGTCAATAAATCAACAATAAAATGGCAGAGAAAAAAGAATCATTTGGTGCTTGGAAAAACAAAACCAAAGATGGAAAAGAAGTAATTAAATTTACTATTAATGGTCAAAGGTATAACATGTGGGTTAATCAGTACAAAGAAAAAAACGCACAACCTGATTATAAGATCTATGAAGATAATTGGGAACCTGAAACCTCAACTACAACAGAAGCACCTAAACCAACAGTTGAAAAACAAACTGAATCATTAACACCAGACGATCTACCATTTTAACATGCAATTAGAAAACAATTTAGTACAATACTACAAAGATCAAGTGAAGAGTTTAAGAATTTTGCATAAAACATTAATGAATGCTAATTTAATTCACGATCAATTTGCTGTAGGATCTGTAAATACAACTATAACAGCTCATAAACTTGTAGATTTAGTTCAAGATGTTTTTGATATTGATATAACAGAAAAAAATCGTAAAAATACACATGTACATGCAAGAAAAGCAGCGGCATATATTTTAAAAAAATATACAAAGCTTTCTTTAATTGAAATTGCTCCATTAATTGGAGTAAAAGATCATACAACTGTCATTTACAATGTTAAAAAAGCTTCTGATATGATTGATACTGAAGATTGGTACAAAAATAAAATGAATGAAATCGAAGAAGAGATTAAAAAATATAGTATATTTGTAGGTCAATTTTAATTTAAAACGCAATATGCGACATTGCAAGGTTTACAATATTGGGCTGAGGATGAACAGGTAGTCGCATTACCTGGGATTCTGACGCCCATTTTTTATTTATGTCTAAAGATCCAGCCGTGCTATTTTACACTTCAGATTTTTTGTCTGGTACATTTACTATGACAGATGACCAAGTTGGTAAATACATTAGATTGTTATGCCTTCAACATCAAAAAGGCAAGTTAACTGAAAAGGATATGCTAAGCATATGCAAAGCATATGACTCTGATATTTGGGAAAAATTTGATCAAAAAGAAGGTCTGTTTATAAACAAAAAAATGTTTGATGAGTCTGAAAGACGCAAGAAATTTACTGAAAGTAGAAGATCTAATGCAAAAACAGTTAAAAGTGATAGCATATCCTTAGCATATGCTGAGCATATGCCTATGCATATGGAAACTGAAACTATAACTACTAAAGATATATTTATAAATAATATAAAAGAGTATAAAGCTATTTTAGAAGATTCTTATGATGAATTTTTAGAATATTGGACAGAACCGTCAAAAAGTGGTAAATTGCGTTATGAAATGGAAAAATTTTTTGATGTAAAAAGAAGAGTAAATACTTGGATAAAAAATAAACTTAGATATGGAAATAAATCTACAACAAGTTCTGGCAACAAGTCAGAGCAAAGAATTGCAAGTCTTAAAAGCTGGGTTAATAGCTAAACACGATCATGAAATAGTAGATGCTTTTAATGGAGAAAAAATACAAACTATTTCTACGCAAACATTAAAACAAGGTCTTGCTTATGTTTTTACATTAATTGGACTGTCAAATCCTCCTATGGCAGAAGAGTTTATGATCATAGAAGACTTTATAAGATCAAGTTATCCACAATTCACAATTGATGAATTTAAACTTGCTTTTAAACTTGCTGTGCAAAATAAGTTAGACTGTAGTGTTGAACATTATGAAAAATTCAGTCCTAAGTTTATAGGTCAAGTCATGAACGCATATAGGACTAAAGCTAATGACATTAGAAAGATCCAAAGTTATAAATCAATAGAAACTATGACTGTACCACAACTGTCAGAGAATGACATAGTAGAATTCACCAGAAAGGATTGGATGGAAAGTAAAAGACAAGATTTTAATAAGGTTTTTAACGCTGACAAAGTTTTTGGAATACTTTTAAAGCAAGGATTGTTGAAATTTACTGCACAACAAATATTAGAAACAATTAAAATTGTGCAAGAAGATAACATTTATAGATTAAATAAATTAAGTCATTTAGAAGCAAAAGACTTTAGTAAAAGAATGAAAAATGAGGATTTTATTGAATTACAGTGTAAAAAATTAGCAATAGTAAAATATTTTGAAAATTTATCAAGTTAAATACCAACATTACGGGACTACAAAGTATTGTTATACTGTAGACTTTGAAATTTATTATAATACATATGTGGAAGCTAAAGAAGGAAGTAGTGGTTACAACCAACCGGAATCATTTCAAGAAAAAATGCACGAAATGCTTAAAAAACAAGGACTGGTTTGATTTTTATGTACAAAAGAAAAGAGTTGATGGAAGGGGAGTAAAGTGTAAAGAATGCATTAGTCAGTATGCAAATAGTAGGACAAGTAATATTAAATCAGGTACAATAAAAGCTTTTTAATGAATATAACTGCATCAGAACTAACTAAATGGGCTAAAAAAAATTTAGAATACATGGGTTGCCGTTTAAACAGAGTAAACAACATTCCTTATGGTAAAAGAAAAGGAACTATTCAAAAGGGCTGGCCAGATCTACAAGGGTATACAAAAACTGGTCAATATCTTGGAGTAGAGGTTAAAACAGTAGGTGATCGACTAAGTCCTGAACAAATAGACAGATTAGAAGATATTTTTCTATGTGGAGGGATTGCTTATATTTGTACTGACAAGGACAACCAACCTGTTTTAATTGAATGGTCAAAAATGAAATCATTACTGAGTACTGGAACCTTAAAGAAGTAAATGAAGCATTTAGTAAAATGCAACCTGAAGAATTGCAATATGATTTAAAAGCTGAGGTATTTGTTGTCTTATGTGAAATGAATGAAGAAAAATTATTTGGATTATATAAAAGAAATGAATTAAAATTTTATATTGTTAGAATTATGTTGAATATGATTAAGTCCGATCGTAGTTTATTTTACAAACAATATAGAAATCACGTTGAATTTGGAACTAATGAACATCAAAAAGAAATTAATAGGTTATATGATGAGCCCAATGATCTTGTGGATCGGTTGGAAAAAAGTCTTGAAGGACTTCATTGGTATAGTAAAGAAATTTTAAAACTTTATGCAATAGATTTTAAAAAAAATGCAAAAGAATTAAGTAGAAAAACAGGAATCCCTTATATGTCAATTATAAGAACAATATCAAAAACCAAATCCGAAATTAAAGAAAAACTTAAAAAATGATTTTATCAATATTAACTGCCATATGTGCATCACTATTTATTAACGATATACATAACATTCCCCATAAATGGAAAATCAATTTCAAGCCATTTAATTGCGGAAGTTGCTTGGCTGCATGGATTGCACCAATACACTATTTCGCACCTCAACTAATTCAAAATATTACATCAACAATATTTATTGCTGGATTTTTAGCGCCAATAGTTTCAAAATTAATATGGAATTTATGGAAATAATAGAAGAACATCGTAATTGGTTAGATAATAATATTGTAAATTATGAAACAGCAAAAAATGGTTATATAAGAAACCTTGATTTGCCTGACTTACAAATGTATGAGCATATTTATAGGAAATATTTAGATCCTAATTTTTTATTATCGGTTTGGTGTGGAAATTGCAAATATGAAATGATTATGAGACTTTACAAATGGTATGAGAAGCAACCTAAACCAACAGTAAACATTGTATTTGAAAATAAACCTTCTGAAAATGATCAAAGATTAGGGATTGAATTAATAAAACCAAAAAGAAAATATACAAAACGCAATGGCTAATTTTATACACTCAACAGCAATAATAGGTGATAATGTAACTTTAGGAGATAATAATTATATTGGTCCATATTGTATTATAGGTGATCCTGCAGAACATAAAAAATATTGGGGTCAAGAAAAAGGCAAAGTAATTATTGGAGATAACAATATTATCACAGGATTAGTTACAATAGATGCAGGAACTGAAAATGATACTTTTATAGCAGATAATTGCTTTATAATGAAACACGCACATATAGGGCACGATTGTTGGATATGCAATAATGTAACAATTAGTTGTGGTGCTAAGATTGGAGGTCATTCTTATATAGGAAACAAATCAAACATAGGACTTAATGCAGTATTACATCAGTTTAGTGTAATTAAAGAAGGATGTATGATAGGAGCAAGTGCATTCTTTAAAGGAGAATCAGAACTTGAAATGAAATATGCAGGTGTTCCTGCACGTAAACTTGGACAAAATATTAAAAAATGAAAATAGCTGTTATATTATTAACACAAAATAGAAATGATTTAACTAAAAAAGTTATTGATCAAAATTTTCATAATAGTGGATATGATGCTGATTGTTATTTAATTGACAATGGTAGTGATCATGTTCCATATACTCTTTATAATTGGGAAGGATGCAATGCGTCATTTGGTAAAAGAGGTATTTCCGCTGCTGTAAATAAAGGATTAATGATGACTAAAACTTATGATGGTGTTTGTCTTATGGCAAATGATATTTTAATGCCTCAAAACTGGTTAGCAGATTGGGTTTATTATTCAAAAAAAATACCAAATACAGGAATAATTGGCATGCATTGCGTTGAAGAATTGCCACCATTAGTTGATGGTATTTATAAAACACATACACCATTTGGAAATAATTTTATTACAAAAAAACTTATTGATACTATTGGTGGTTACAATATAGAATATGATCCATATGGAATGCAAGATCGTGATTATGCTGAAAGGGCAACAATTGCTGGATTTACAAATTATTATATAATTGGTAAGTCTGAACATATTGGTCATGACGTTGGCAATGGAAGTGAATATAGAAAAATGAAAGATGAAAGTTTAATGCAAGCCCAATATGTTTGGGAAAAATATCAACCTATTTACCATAATGAAAAAAGAATCTATGCGAATTTTGGCGATAACATCCAAGAATTCAGGTGTCGGATATCATAGAATAATGATGCCAATAGTCAATATGAAAAAAGACTATTGCTTGATGACTGATACAATTAATGAAGAAGTTTTTGAAAACAACTATGATATTGTTGTTATGAATAGGATGTTGGCAAATATTACTCCAGAACAAATGATTGAATGGAGAAAAAAATATGGTTTTAAACTTGTTGTTGATAATGATGACTATTGGAAACTCGATCCTTATCATATTTTATATGAAAGATATGTTTTAAATAATATTACAGATCAAATTATTTCTTGGTTAAAAATTGCAGATTTATGTACTTGCACTCATGAAAGACTTGCTGAAGAGATTTTACAATACAATTCAAATGTAGAAATATTACCAAATGCAATACCTTATGGTGAAGAACAATTTGGTGATTTTAAAAAAGAATCTGATAAAATAAGATTATTTTGGTCTGGATCTGGTACGCATGGAAAAGATATTGGTATTTTAAGAGGTCCTATGAAAAGAGTAAATTTTCCTGTACGTACTGTCATTGCTGGTTATAATGAAACAGAAAAACCTATTTGGGATAGCATGATTGCTGCTTTTACTAATGGATTAAAATTAAATCCTACTATTTACAATTATAATGAGGTAAGTCATTACATGGCAGCTTATTGTGATTCAGATATTTCTTTAATTCCTTTGGTTGATTCTAAGTTTAATTCTATGAAATCAAATCTAAAAGTATTAGAAACCGCAGCAAAACGAAACCCTGTTGTTGTTAGCAATGTAGATCCTTACAAAGGATTTTATCCTTCTTGTAAAGTAAATTCACAAAAAGATTGGTATTATTGGATAAAGCTTTTGGTAAATGACGAGGCAGCAAGAATTAGTTATGGTCAAGATTTATATGAATATTGTAATAAACACTATAATTTACATGAAGTAAATAAAAAGAGATTTTCTATTTATAATAAAGTAATAGGAAATGCCAGTAATTAAATGCTCAAATGGAAAATATAGAATAGGAAACGGATCATGTATTTATGAAACACAAGAAAAAGCAACAGAAGTATGGCAAGCAATTCTTGCTTCTGGAGCTTATGCTGCTCAAAAAGTTAGTTATGATTATGATGAAACTTTAACAACAGTGCGTGGAATTGCTAAAGCTAAAAGAGATATTGCAGTTGGAAAAACAGTTTATATAATTTCAGCACGAAATAATAAAGATGAAATGATTAGTAGAGCATTAGAATTAGGGATTCCATTAAGTAGAATTTTTGCTACTGGATCTAATAAAGCTAAAATAGAAAAGATAAAAAGTCTTGGTATTAAAGAACATAATGATAACAATCAAGATGTTATTAATTCATTAAAAGAAATTGGAGTAAAAACAACTAAATTTGAAGAAACACGTTAAGATTTATTTAGATCATTTTGGATATGCAATGGAAGATTTTATACCATGTGAAGTTTGCGGCAAAAAAGCAGTAGACATTCATCATATAAATTCAAGAGGAATGGGAGGATCTAAAAATTGTGACACTATAGACAATTTGCAGGCATTATGCAGATACTGTCATACAGTCATGGGTGATACTAAAACACATTACGATTTTTTAAAAGAAAAACACAATAAAGTTTTAAATGGCAAAGATTAATTCAGACAATAGAAAAACAAATTTTGGTAAAAGAAAAAGAGGATCAGCAAAAAAATCTTTTAATAAACATTCTCCTAAAGAAAAATCTTATAGGGGTCAAGGTAGATAATATGGCAAACGAACAAAATTTAAAACCTTTTAAAAAAGGGTTTGATGAAAAAAGAAATATTAATGGTAGACCTCGTAAATATGTATCTAATCTAAAAGATCAAGGATATAAAATGGCGGAGGTTAATGATGCAATACAAGTACTAATGTCAATGACACAAAAAGAATTGACTGAAGTATCTACTAATCCTGATGCAACTGTTCTTGAAATGACTGTATCTAAAGCAATGCTTAAGTCAATGAAAAATGGTAGTTTATATTCATTAGACACATTACTTACAAGATCATTTGGTAAACCAAAAGAAACAGTTGATACAAATATTAATGGAGAATTAAAAGCAAAGATTGAAGTAGTTGTAACTTCAAGTTCCGTACCATTATCAAATAGAGAAACCGATGTAGATGTTACAAGATAAAATATTTGACACAACAGATGTATTTCAAGCAAATAGAGATGCAAATTTAGACATTGTAGTAAATCAAGGCGGAACCTCTTCAGGTAAAACTTATGCTATTATGCAGAATTTATTTCTACATGCCATAGAAGAGCCTAATCAGGTTATAACAACTGTTGGACAGGATATACCAAACTTAAAAGTCGGAGCTCTTAGAGATGCTGAAAACATTGTAGATTCAAGCGAATTGTTACAACAATACATAAGTAGTTATAACAAGACAGATCGTATATTTCATTTTTTTAATGGATCTGTACTTGAATTTAAAAGTTATGATGATTGGCAAGATGCCAAGTCTGGTAAGCGTGATTATTTATTTATGAATGAGGCTAATGGTATACCTAAGCCAATATGGGATGAATTATATTTTAGAACAAAAAAGAAAAGTTATCTTGATTATAATCCAAATACTGAATTTTGGGTGCACTCTGATCTAATAGGAAAAGATAATGTACAATTAATTATTTCAGATCATAGACATAATACTTTTTTAGATCAAAAAATCCATGATAAGATCGAAGCAATAGAAGATCCAGAGCTTTGGAAAGTTTATGCAAGAGGATTAACTGGTAAATTAGAAGGAGTTATTTTTAGAGACTACAATGTAATTTCAAATGTAAGTCTTGATGCAAAACTTATTGGATATGGTTTAGACTTTGGATATACAAATGATCCAACTGCATTAATTGCAATGTATAATCAAAATGGAGAATTAGTTTTAGATGAATTAATTTACGAAAAAAGATTATTAAATGTTGATATTAGTAACAGATTAAGAGAATTAAATATTGGTGGAACTATTATTGCTGACTCTGCAGAACCAAAATCAATTGCTGAATTACAATCATATGGTTGGATGGTAGAACCTGCAAAAAAAGGTCAAGATAGTATTAGACAGTCAATTAATACTTTAAAAAGATATAAGATTAATGTGACACAAAGTAGTCACAATCTTAAAAAGGAGTTAAATAACTTTAAATGGAAGCAAAATAAGGATGGAAAGTTAGAGAATGTACCTGTAGACTTCTTAAACCATGCTATTGATGCCACAAGGTATGTATGTCTTAATCTGTTAGACAATGTGTCACAAGGTAAGTACAGTTTTATATAACTAATTGATTTTCAATAGATTATAATTTATTTTAATATTTCTTAAAAAAAGCTTGTAAAAATGAGCAAGGTATGCAAGAAATGATTAAATTAGCTGTATAAACAAACAAACTACCATGAATCGTTTAAAAACACCACAAGACAAACAATTAGAACATTACAACAAGATGAACGAGATCTACAAAAAAGATAGTCTCGATTTCAAATGGTTTTTTATTATTATTATTTCAGCATTAATTTTAACAGCATTAATTGAAAACATATGAGCAATATTTTAAAAGATGCTCATAAAATTGTCTATGAGCGTACTGAAGAAAAGGCAAGACAATATGGTCCATTTAAAGAAGGTATGCAACGCGCGGCACATATTTTAAATGGAATGACAGGATTAAATGTAGATGCAACTGTAATGTACAAAGCAATGATTGCTTTAAAATTATCTCGTGAATCTTATAATCACAAAGAAGATAATTTATTAGATGCAGTAGCATATATGTCCTCAATGAACGATTTTTTAAACCAAAAACAATAAAAAAATGGAACAGATCACAGTCGGAACACAAGTACAGTTTGAATCTTTTGCTAAGCCAAAGACAACAGTAAATGGTGAAGTAATTAAGATTTTTACAAGTAAAAAAGACAATAAAGAATATTGTCAAGTAAAAGTAAATGGCAAATTAATTTCTAAACAATTAAGCAAAGTCATTGTACAACAAGAAGTACAACAAGCTCAATAAAAAACCTACCTATGAAAAAATATAACACTACAGACTTAGATCCTGTATCTACATTTGAAAGACATGTATTTCACAGAGATCAATTTGCTCACTATCTTAGATGGTCTCATATTGTTAAAGAAGCTAAGATCGGCGAAACAGTCGTTGATTTTGGTTGTGGCAAAGGCAATATGTTAGAGGTATTTTACAGAAACAAATTTAAATGCAAAAGATATGTTGGAATAGACATACGTAAGCATACAATTGAATTAGCAAAAGAAAAGTTTGCTCCTGTAGAATGGGCAGAGTTTTATGCAGATGATTTAATTGTACCTACATTAGACTATAAGCAATATCAAGCAGACAAAGTATGTTCTTTTGAAGTAGCAGAGCACGTGGGCAAACAAAACATTGAAGCGTTTCTTACTAACATGAGAGACTGTGGAAATGAAAATGCAACATATTACATAAGCACTCCTAATCATGATGAACAAGTAGGAGCTGCAGGTAATCATACTTATGATTCTGGAGACGGAAGAGGAGTTGCAATACATGAGTTTAATCACTTTGAGTTACAAGCACACATTGAAAAGTTTTTTATTATTGAAAAGAAATTTGGAACGTTTGCTTCAATTACTCATTATAAGCATTTGCTTAATGATTGGCAAATACAAATGTTTGAAGCACTTAAAGGTTATTATGACAGTAATATGTTAAGTGTGATTATGGCACCATTTTTTCCAGAACAATCTCGCAATACTTTGTGGGTGTTAAAACGTAAATAATATGGAATTAAAAGACGAATTTCTTCCAATAAGACATTGGGCAGAAAACAGAGGACTATATGAAAAAGGCGATGTCAAGACACAATATATTAAATTGCAAGAAGAATGTGGAGAGTTAGCTAATGCTATTTTAAAAAACAACAGAGCAGAATTTATTGATGCTATAGGAGACATTGTTGTTGTATTAACTAATCTTACTGAATTAAGCGGATTTAAAATAGAATGTAAAGGCGACATACAAAGTGTAAGAAGTATTACGATCGAAGACTGTGTCAATTCAGCTTATACAGTAATTAAAAACAGATCTGGATCTATGCAAAATGGTACATTTATAAAAGATGCAAAATAGAAATTTATTCTATATGAACTTGGCTCTTGAAGTAGCTAAAGCTTCTTACTGTCAAAGAAAGCAAGTAGGAGCATTAATTGTTAAAGGAGACAATGTCATTGCAATTGGTTATAATGGAACAATAAGCGGATTTCCCAATGTCTGTGAACTACAAGACGGAACTACCAGACCTGACGTCCTACATGCAGAGTCAAACGCAATAGCAAAATGTGCTAAATCATCTAACAGTTCAGACGGGGCGACTTTGTATGTAACTTTGTCGCCCTGCTTTGAATGTGCTAAGATTATAATACAATCTGGAATAAAAGATGTATATTACTTAGAAGAATATCGCAATATCGATGGTTTAAACCTACTAAACAAATCAAAAATCTATGTTCAACAAATCATACTATAATGCAGAATTTGCATTCGAAGATCTATATGATAAAATAATGGCCATTGGAGAAGAAAGAAATGGCACTAAAACTATTCATAATGTATTAATCGAGTTACAGTCACCAACTAATAATTTAATAAAGACTCCATGGAGAAAATGGAATAGAAATTATGCTGCTCTTGAATTTGACTGGTATCTTTCAGGAAATCCTAATGCGCAAGAAATATCTGAACAAGCAAAGATATGGAAATCAATGATGGATGAGAATGGAAATGTTAATTCTAACTATGGTTATCAATGGCAAAGAAATGATCAACTAAAGAAAGTCATAGACATGCTTAGGAATGATCCTCTGACACGAAGAGCAAGTATATCACTATATGATGGTAAAGAAATAGATAAGTATAAAAATGACACAATCTGTACATATGCTATTAATTTTTACATAGATAGGAATAATCATTTAAGTATGCAAGTAATGATGAGATCTAATGATCTTGTATTTGGATTTTGTAATGATCAATATTGTTTTAGTGAATTACAATTTATTGTTGCAAATGAATTAAAACTTGAAGTAGGAAAGTATTTTCATTATGTATGCAATATGCACATATACGAAAGACATTATGATCTAAAGAAATAACCATGTCAGGTAAATATCCTTATTTTAAACAAAACAATAAAACTATGCCAGATATAGCAATGTGTAAAGGAATAGATTGCCCATTTAAACTGCAATGCTACAGATTTACAGCCAAACCAAGTGACTATCAAACCTATTTTGCAGACCCACCAGTTAAGAACGGAAAATGTGATTACTATTGGGGAGAAAATGCTGCAAAAATTATTAATTTACCTAAAATTCCTGTGAAATAACTATGAAAAACTACTACGAACTAAAACAAACAACACTTGACAAGTTAGAAATTGAAGGACTTATTGAGAAGATTCAAAGACTTGAAAAGCAATTAGCTCTTAAAGAGTTAGAAGTTAAACAGTTGCAAAATAAACTTAAACAAATTGTTGAAGAAAAAGAAGAGAATATGATAAATGTTTAGTAAATTACATCTATAAATACTACCAATATGATAACTAATTTTGAACACATTACAAGAGAATTAACAGACGAAGAGTACAAGTTAGTTCCAATCCTGATTAAAGGATTTAGCACTAAAAGAAAAGAAACCGCAGTAAAAGCCCCTGAGATTGTTGAGGCAATTAATAAGCAAGCGGATAAGTTTGGATTAAAAAACAAATTTAGTGAAGTTAGATTAAGAAAAATAGTTAATTTTATACGATCAGAAGGTATTCTTCCCCTAATGGCAACATCAAATGGTTACTACTGCACGGACGATCGAGAAGAAATTAGATCACAGATCGACAGTCTTACTCAACGTGCAGAAGCAATCATGGTGTCAGCAAATGGTTTAAAAAAGTATCTATAATGGTAAAACTGTTACTTAAATATATAAAAAAGTAAACCTATAGATTTACTATTCACTGTAAAAAGTAAACCTATAGATTTACAAAATCAATTATTATGCAAACAAGAATGACATGGGACAAACTTACTTTATGGCAATATCAACAGATGATGCCAATTCTAACAGATCCTAACAAAGATTGGACAAAGTTAGATCAAGAAGTAAAACTATTGTGTATAATTACAGGATTAACAGAACATCAATTAGATAGTTTAGATCTGGTAACATTAAAAGAATTAAGATCTGAATTAGATTTTTTAAACGAGGAAATAAAAGGCAAACCAGTTGATTTTATTATTGTAAATGGTAAAAAATACAGATGTGTTTATGAAATTAAATACATGCCAGCGGCAAGATATATTGAAAGCAAGGTTTTCTCTAAGAAAACTTTAGAGAACTTACATAAGATTGCGGCATCAATGGTTATACCACAAAAGAAGAATTGGTTAGGTAAATGGGTTGATGACATATATGATGCAAGTAAGCATGAGATGTATGCGATGGATATGCAAGAAGCAAATTATGTGCATGTCTACCATTCGCTTGTTTTTTTTTATCAAGTTTACAGAAATTGGATCGAAGTTTCTCAGGATTATATGGTAAAGGAGATGATGGAGGCGGGGATGAAGATGGAGGAAGCGAAACAAATAGTCAATCTTTTATGTCAATCTATGGATGGCACTACACCTGCTATCTTATTGCCGCACAAGAAAATATTAGAATTGAGGAAGTCTTTGAAATGAAAACAATAGAGTTTTTAAATAAAATGGCATACATGAAAGCTAAAAACGCTTATGACAGAGAAGAAGCAAAGCGATTAAGATAGTTTGTAGGTTTATTGGTAGTAAACGATTCCCCTGGTATTTCAATACTGGGGGTTTTTTTATGCTGGTATTTAAGATCTATTTTTCTATTTAATTACATGAGTGAAGCAAAAGCGCAAGCCAAGTTACTTAAAGAACAATTTTTAAAAACAGTTGGAGATCAATTTAACTTGATAGATCCTACTGAATTTCCTGTTGCTGAGCAATTGCTAATTTATTATGGAAAACTTTTTAATGATACAGTGCAAAAGAATCTTGATAAATCAGGATCTATTGCATCTGGTAAAATTGGAGATCTTGCTGTACCTAAGATCACAAAGTTTGGTACAGATTACGAGATGATGCTTGGTTATGATAAAGATAATCCTGCTTCTGTTTACTATAAATATGTAAACAAAGGGGTAAAAGGTGTTGGAGGAGTAAATCAAAAACCAAAAAGAGTTGCTTCTGACAGTCCATATGCATACAAAACACCATACCCAAATAAAAAGATGGCAACATCAATTTTGCAATGGTATAAGTTAGGTAAAGCAAAAACAAGTTCAGAAACACAGACTAAAAAGCTAAGTAAGACACAAAGAAAAAGTAAAAAATTAAAACAAGTAGTAAATAAAGCAGATTCACTTAAGACTTTAGCATATGCAACTGCATCTGCAATTAAGAGAGACGGTTTAAAAACTACTTCATATTTTGATAATGCTATTAAAAAGGTATTTGATAAAGAATTTTTTGAAAGCATGGCAATAGCTTTAGGTGGTGATGTTCAAATTCAAATTAGACAAATAGGTAATAAAATAGAAAACAATGGCTATAACAATAAATAGTGTTCCAGCTACTTATCCATCAATGCATGATGATTTGTGGTTTGTCGCTTCTTCTACTAATGTAGGAGTAACAAACTTTAAATTCGTGTATGATGTTTACATTAATAGTTCTCAAGTAAGTAGAAACAAAATATTTCCTTCACCAAGTGCTGAAGGTTCTTATGGAGTATTTAATGCATCACCAATGGTAAGAGCATATGTGACAAATTATTTTGAACCATCTGGATCTACTGTTTTAATGGCATCAAATGATAAGATTAAAGTTGATTATCAAGTAAGAATAGGAGAAGAGGTTAGTGGTGCAGTAGTTGCAAACTTAGCAAGCGGATCTTATTCAGCTTATAACTATTATCCACCTTTATTTGGTGACATATTTACTGAGAATGGAGAAGTGCCATTAGTACTGTCAAACTATTATGATAATTTATTAATTGAAAACTATACAGATGACTGGTTAAGCGATCGTGATCAAAACGATATTACAATCGAATATGGAGATCAATTCTTTATTACATTTTTAAAAATCACTGCAGGATCTTATAATTTATGGGTACAACCAACAAATGAAAATGGAACTGTTGGAACTGCTGTAAGTGGTGGAATTACAATGACTGGGCAATTTAATTTTTTTAATTTTCAAGCTGCTGCTATTAATACATGGGCTGGAAGTGAAATTATAACACAATCAACTTATGGATATAATGTTTACATTACACTTGGAGCTGCTGTTACAAGAGTTTTAAAATTTAAACAAGTATGTAATCCAAAATATAGACAATACAATCTACATTTTTTAAATAGACTTGGTGGATATGATTCAATGGCATTTAGATTAGTAAATAAAAGAAAGAGTGAGTTTCAAAGATCGTCTTATAGACGTAATCCTTATCAATTATCTAATGGTCAAATGACTAACATAGATAGTTATAACAAGTACAATGAAACAACTTATAATTTTGCAATTCAGCATACTGATTATTACAATTTAACATCTGATTGGATTAACGATCAAGATTACGCATGGCTTGCACAATTAGTTGCATCTCCAATTGTTTATATGGAAGTTCAAGGTGCATTTTTCCCAATAACTATTAGAAATAATAATTATCAATATAAGTATCAAATATCAGATGGCTTATTTAATTTTGATTTAGAAGTTGAAGTTGGTAAATATTTAAACAGTCAATTTAGATAATGATAAGCACAGAAATTTATATTGAAGATCAATTAATAGATCTATTAAAAGATATAGGTACAGATTTTACTTATACTATTGATGATGTAAGAGAGTTTGGATCAAAAAATACATCATTTAGTAGAACTATTTCAATACCTGCTACAGCAAGAAATAATAAGATCTTAGGTTTTGCTTTTGATATTACTATGTCAAATGAGCACAATATAGATCTACCAAATGTAAATACAAACTTTACTCCATCTCAAGCTGCTAAATGCGAAGTTTATATTGATAAGATTCAGATTTTTAAAGGTGTTATTCGTATTTTAGAAATAGTATCTAATAACAATACAACAGAATATCAATGTGCGGTGTTTGGTGAATTAGGTGGTTTTATTACTGAGTTAGGCAATAAGCGTTTAGAAGATTTAGATTTTAGCGAGTATAATCATACTTGGAATGTAACTACAATTGAAAATAGTTGGAATACAATAAATGGGTCAGGTTATTATTACCCATTAATCGATTACGGTAATGTTTCGAGTAATAAAGACGATTTTAGTGTTTCAGCTTTTAGACCTTCGTTATATGTTAAGGAATATATTGAAAAAATATTTGAAGATACTACATACAGTTTAAATTGTGACTTTTTTAATACAGACTTTTTTAAAAAGCTTATTATACCAAATAACAGTCAAGGAATTCAAGGTACAAATGACAGATTTATATTAGCCACAATTAGTGCTACAAAAACAATTTTAAATAGTAATACTCCAACAGCAAGAAATGCAAATTTGTCTTTTGATTCTACGACTTTGCTTAACTTTACAGAAAATGCAGGAAAAAGTATATTTACTTATACTGATGGCACAAAGACAGTTAATGCATTGGCTACAATAACAGGTATTTATCAAACTGATGCTGCCTCATCTATTACTGCAATTTTATATATTGGAGGTGTTGCAGTTCAAACATTGACACAAAACACATTTTCAGCAAACAATCCTTTTACTTTTAATATTAATTTTACAAGTGAAATATTAAATACAAATGAAGTTCGTATTGAATTAAGCGTACCTGTAACTGCAAATACTTATATTGTTAATGTATCAAGTGCAAACTTTACATTTACTCAATTAGCAGCACAGTTAACAACAGTCGCTTACAATGGTACTGTTTCAATCAATTCTAACTTACCAAAAGGAATATTTCAAAAAGACTTTTTTTTATCAATATGTAAAATGTTTAATTTATATGTATATCAAGATAATATAAATGAAAAGCAAATAAATATTTCGCCATATATTGATTTTTATTCTGATGCAGTAACTAATTCATTAGATTGGTCACAAAAAGTAGATATGAATTCTACTTGGTCTATAAAACCAATGTCTCAATTAAATGCACGTTATTATGCGTACAGATACACGGATGATTCAGATTATTACAATGAAAACTATAAAAAGAAATATGGTCAATCATACGGAGATTATTTATATGATTCTGAATTTGATTTTGTAAAAGATACTGCTTCAACACAAATAATTTTTGCGCCAACTATATTAACGCAACCAACTTCGCACGGACACCTTGATAAATATTTTTCAGCTATTTATAAATTATCTAATTATAATACACAGGAAGATCCAATGGATTCTGTAATTCGTATTTTAATGGCTAAAAAATTAAGCATTGCTCATACTTGGCATATAAAAAGTGGAATTAATGGAGCAGGTAGTAATTTAGCTAACTTAACGACTTACGGATATGCAGGACATTTAGATGATCCAACTAATCCAACTGTTGATTTAAATTTTGGTGCACCAAAGGAATTGCAATTTCCTGCATCAATTTATCCTACAAATAATTTATTTAATACATATCATAAACCATACATCTTAGAAATTACAGATATTGAAAGTAAATTATTAAGTTGTAGAGTATATTTAAATACATTAGATATTTATAATTTAGATTTTAGTAAGTACATATGGATCAATGGTGTACTATTTAGATTGAATAAAGTAGAATCTTATGATCCTACAGCGTATAGGACAACTATGGTTAATTTATTAAAAGTAATAAACACAAATTAATGGCAGAAGAAACAATTGGTATAAAAATAACCACAGATGCAGCAAATGCAACCGCTGAAGTCCAAAAATTAGATAAAGCATTTTCAGATACAGATACCTCTGTAAAAAGTTTAAGAACACAACTTAAAGAGGCTCAAGCACAGGTTGGTTTAATGGCTGATAAGTTTGGAGCAACATCTAAAGAAGCGGTTAATGCTGCTAAAAAAGCTGCAGATCTTAAAGATCGTATTGGTGATGCAAAAGCATTAACTGACGCATTTAATCCTGATGCAAAATTTAAGGCAGTTGCTTCTTCATTAGCAGGTGTTGCTGGAGGATTTAGTGCACTTCAAGGTGCAATGGCTTTATTTGGAAATGAAAACAAAGATGTAGAGAAAGCGTTGTTAAAGGTAAATGCTGCAATGGCGTTGTCTCAAGGTTTACAGGCTGTTGGTGAAAGCGTAGATTCATTTAGACAATTAGGTGCAGTAATTAAAAGTACAACAGTATTTCAAGAATTAAATAATGCTGCAACAAAAACGGCTACATTTGTACAAAAGGCATTTGGCATAGCGACTGTTGAAACAAGTCAAGGATTTAAAGTTTTAAAAGGCGCTATTGTTGCAACAGGAATTGGCGCATTGGTTGTTGCTTTAGGTTTAGTAATAAATAACTTTGATGCAATTTCAGATTGGATAAAGAAAAGTCCACTTGGTGCATTAGCGAAAGGTGTAGGCGGATTAGTAGAACAATTTACAGATTTTATTGGCGTAACAAGTGAGGCAGAACGTAATTTAAATAAATTATCAGTTGCTAATAAACGTGCAAACGAAGATATTGAAAATAGAATTAAAGTTTTAAAAGCACAAGGTGGTTCTGAAGATGAAATTTATAAATTAGGACAAAAAAGAGTTGAGAATGAGTTAAGTACTTTACGTGAAAGTTTAAAAACAAAAGGTAAATTAACAGAAGAAGAGAATAAACAGTTTAGAGATTTAAAAACTGAACAATTAGTTTTAACTGCTGATTATAATAAAAAGACTTCTGATGCTGCAGCAAAGGCAAATGAAGAAAGTAAAAAGAAACGTGATGAAGCAAATAAGCAAGCAATTGAAGATAAAAAGACAGCTGATAAAATGCTTATTGATTTACAGAATGAAAAAGCATTAGCTGAAATTACTTCTGAAGATGACAAAGCAAAGAAACAAGCAGAGATAAATTATAATGCACGTGTAGCAGAAATTGATGCTTTAAAAGTTGATGTAAAAACAAAGAACGAATTAAAAAAAGCAACTGAAGAAGCTTACCAATTAGAAGTAAAAGACATTGACGATAAGATAAAAGAAAAACGTGCTGAAAACGATAAAAAGTTTGAAGAAGAATTACAAACAACATTATCAGAAGCAAGAATAGCTAAATATAAAGAAGGAAAAGAAAAAGAAGTTGCGGCATTAGATGAGGCTTTAGTTGCTGATACAAAAAAGATTTTAGAGAATGCAGATTATACAGAAATTCAGAAAAAAGTACTTATTGCTGCATTAAAAGAAAAACACGGTGCTGAACTTGGAGAAATAGATGCTAAATATGTAAAGGAAGCAGATGACAAAGAACAAGCACGTTTAGATTCTATTGTAAATAATGAAAACCTTTCATATGCAGCAAGGAAGCAAGGCGTTGATGATGCATTAGCTTTAAATAAAAAATTATTTGCAGAAGGTAAAATTGACAGTGTAGCATATACTAAAACTGAAAAAGAATTAGCTGATGCAAGAGTTGAAATTGGTAAAAAAGAAGCATCTGCAAGAGCTGAAAATGCACAAAAAATTAGTTCAACATTAAAAAATGCTGCTAAAGCAATTGGTGAACATACTGTCGCTGGTAAAGCTGCTGCAATAGCTGCTGTTACAATTGATACTTATATGTCAGCAACATCTGCATTTAAGTCTTTAGCTGGAATTCCAATTGTTGGTCCTGTATTAGGTGCGGTTGCTGCAGCTGCTGCTATCGTTGCAGGATTAAAGAATGTAAAAGCAATCTTAGCAGTTAAAACACCTGATGTACCTGCTGGAAGTGCTGAACCTGGATTCGTTGACATACCAAGTCCTGGTGCACCTGCAACTGGCGGTGCTATGCCATCTTTAGGTGGTGGTGCGACTCCTAATTTAGGTGGTGGAGGAGGAGGAGGAACTGGTAATGGCGGAGGTGGTAATGGAAATACAATAAGAGCTTATGTTGTTGAACGTGATATTACTAATTCTCAAAGTAGACAAGAAGAAATTCAAAACAGAGCAAGATTTGAATAAATGATAATTAATTTAAAAAAAACTATATAATATTATGAATTTAGAATTACCAGTATACATGTTGGATATTACTGATGATGTAAATGATGAATCACAAGTTGATTACATCGCATTAGTAGATCGTCCAGCAATTCAAAAAAATTGGAATGCTTTTAATAACAGTCAAAAATTTGAAATTGTTTCTGAAGACAGGCGTATTATTTCTGGTCCTATTATGTTGGCTGATACTCCTATCTTCCGTAGTGATAGCCAGTTTGGTGATTATTATGTTGCTTTCAGTAAAGAGACTATTATTAAAATTGCTCAAAAGTTTTTTAAAAAAGGTTTTCAAAGCAATGTAAACTTAATGCATAACAGCAAACAAACGTTTGAAGGTGTTACATTATTTGAAAGTTTTATTTCAGATCAAGATCGTGGTATTATGCCAATGAAAGGATTTGAAGATGCTCCATGGGGATCTTGGTTTGGATCTATGATTGTAGATAATGAAGAAGCATGGGCAAAAGTTAAAAGTGGTGATATTATGGGCTTTTCAGTTGAAGGTCTTTTTAACTATAAACCAAGAGAAGTAAACAAAGTTGCTTCTATGGTAGATGAGATTAAAAGGATTTTATCTGAAGTTAAGTGATAAACATTTGATTTAATAACTATATAAAACAAAAAGTATGAACGCACAGGAAGCAATTTTAAAAATTAAGGCATTGTTTGAAGACAATGTTGCACCTGTTGAGGAAGTTAAAGCTGAAGAAACTAAGGTTGAAGAAACTAAGGTTGAGATGGCTGAATATTCTTTAATGGATGGTACTAAAGTTGAAATTTCAGCTTTAGAAATTGGTGGTACTGTACTTTTAGCTGATGGTACTCCTGCACCTGCTGGAGAACATCAATTAATGGATGGTACACAGATTCAATTAGACGAGAATGGTATTATTGTTGAAATTTCTTCTAATACAGAAGATGTTACATCTGAACCAGACACTGAAGTTGAAGCTAAAAAAGAAGAAGATAAAAAAATGCAAGAAATGCAAGAACAATTTGAAGCTAAAATAGCTCAACTTGAAGAAGCAAAAATTGCATCAAACAAAAAAGTTGAAGAATTAGAATCTAAGGTTAAGCAAGGATTTGCACAAGTAGCTGAATTAATAGAAGCACTTTCAAAAACTCCGGCTACTGATCCAATTCGTAAACCTAATTCTTTTGAATCCTTTGCAACATCTAAGGATATGAAAGAAACAAGATTAGAAAAATATAGACAAGCATTATTAAACAATTAAAATTAAATAACAATGGCATTTGACGTATCAACATTAGCCGCTTACACAGAACAAAATGAAGCCTTATTGGTAACTGATTCTGTATTAGGCGCAAAGACTGCTTCTTTAATTAAGAGTGCAGGCAACGTTATGGTAGGAGTGAAATCTTCTGAAACCATAAATATCATGGACACAGACGCAGTCTTCCAAGCAGGTGGATCTTGCGGATTTACTGCATCTGGTTCAACAACTTTTACTCAAAGAACAGTAACAGTTGGAAAAATTAAAGTAAACGAAGCACTTTGTCCAAAAGACTTAGAAGCTAAGTATTTACAAAAAGCATTACCAACAGGATCAATGTATGATTCTATTCCTTTTGAGCAAGAATTTGCTGAGAAAAAAGCTAAGACTATTGCTGCTCAATTAGAAACTGCTTTATGGCAAGGTGATACTGATTCAGTAAACGTTAACTTAAACAAGTTTGACGGATTAGTAAAATTAATCGGTGCTGCAACAGGACCAGTAGCTGCAAATAGTGCAACTTATATTGCAACTGCGCCTATTAGTGCTGCAACAGGTATCGTAGCAAGTAACGTAATTTCAATTTTTGATGGCGTTTACAAAGCTATTGATGCAAAGGTAGTAGCTTATGATGATATGACTATTTTCTGCGGTATGGATACTTTTAGAACTTACACTATTGCATTAAAGAATGCTAATATGTTTAACTATTCTTTTGATGGTAAGTCTGATAGCGAATTTGTATTGCCAGGTACTCCTATTAAAGTTGTTGCTTTACAAGGTTTAAACGGAACAAATAAAATTTACGCTTCAAGATTAAGCAACTTGTTCTTAGGAACAGATTTGTTAAACGAAGAAGAAAAATTTGAAATCTTCTATGCAAAAGAAGCGGATCAAGTTCGTTTTGTATCTGAGTTTAAAATGGGTGTAAATTTCGCTTTCCCAGACGAGATGGTGAAATTTATCTTATCATAATATTAGGGGGGTTTAATCGCCCCACATTTTATAAAATTTAAAAATTTAAAAATATGCCGTGCGCACTTACACAAGGATATTCTTTAGACTGTCGCGATAGTTTAGGTGGAATAGTTGAGGTATATTTTACTGAAGCAGCAAACGTAACAACAACAACTGAAGCAAGTGGTGTAATTACCGCTTTAACTAAAGCTGTTGGAAAACGTTTTTGGAAATATGCTTTAGTAAAAGATACATCAATGTTCAACCAAACAATGAATGCATCCGTTGCAAACGGAACTGTATTCTATGCACAAGAATTAACGATTATCCTTAACAAATTACAGACCAATACAAGAAATGAATTATTGTTATTGGCACAAAATTCTTTAGTTGCAGTTGCAAAAGATAGCAACGGAATCTATTGGTATTTAGGAAAAACACGTGGTATTGATATGACTGCAAATGCAGCATCTACAGGTACTGCACAAGGTGACAGAAGCGGATTTACTTTAACTTTCACAGGTTCTGAACCTGCGTTAGCGCCAAGTGTAATTTCAACTGTTGCTACTGCTTTAGAAACACCTGGAGCTTAGTAACTTAGTTTTTCATAGGTTTAAGGTTTGCCCCTGGTCATTAATTTGGTCAGGGGTTTTTATTGTAAACATTAGATCGTTTCGCTATTTAGTTATATGATCAGATTAACTAAAGGTCAAACACAGAATATCATTTTAACATTAACTGAAAAGCAGTTATTGACTAATCCAAACTATTTATTTGTTTTCACTAATAGAAGTGCAAACACTGAGATCAAGTTTGTAAAATTAAATGGAACTGATGTTAGTATCTATAAAGATCGATACAATGAGTTTAGTATAACTACTAATACAAATTTTGGATCTTCATTAAATGGTCAATATGTTTATGAAGTTTATGAGCAAACAAGCACATCAAATACTAATCCATCTGGTTTAAATCTATTAGAAACTGGTATTATGGAATTAGTAGGTGAAGCGTTCTCATATACACAATATTCAACAAATGACACATACAAAATAAGACAATAATGGATTTTAAACCAATGGATTTAAGAGTATTAACTTTTGCAGAAGCGCGCCAACCTGAATTTAAAGAAAAGAAAGGCGAAGGATATATGCAATATGGCGATCGTAATGATTACCCAGTATATTTAGTTGATCTATTTAATAAATCAGCTAAGCATAATGCAATTATTAAAAGCAAGGTACATTATATAACAGCAAATGGTTGGAAAGGAAGTCCTGAATCTGAGACATTTATTCAGAAGGTTAATAGAATGGAAAGTCTTAATGATCTTTCAAGAAAAGTATCTTTAGACGCAGAATTATTTGGTGGATATTATTTAGAAATTATATGGTCAGAAACTGGTCAATTAGCTGAGATATGGCATACAGATTACACATCTATAAGAACAAATAAAGATAATACACAATTTTGGTATAAAGAAGATTGGAAAGACAATAAAGAAAAGCCAAAAGTATATACTGCTTTTAATCCTAATTTTCCTACTGGATCTCAAATTCTATACATAAAAGAATATCGCCCAAATATGGGTATTTATTCTTTACCTGGTTATTTTGGTGCATTAAATTACATTGAATCAGATATTGAAATTTCTAAACACGTTTTAGGAAACGCACAAACAGGATTTAGTGCAAGTAAATTAATTACTTTGCCAAATGGTGAGCCAAGTGATGATGAAAAAAGAAACATTGAGCAAAGGTTTAGCAAAAGATTTAGTGGTAGTGATGGTAAGAAATTTATTTTAGCTTTTGTTAATGACAGTCAAAGAAAGCCAATCATTGATGATTTAGGCGCGTCAGATATAACTAAAGAAGATTTTGGAAGAGTAGATACACTTATTCAAACAAACATCTTTAGTGGTCACCAGATTACTACTCCGTCTATTTTTGGTATCGCTGAGGCAGGCAAGTTAGGATCAAGATCAGAAATGCGCGACGGATATGAAATCTTTAAAAACACTTACGTCAATAGTAAGCAAATGCACCTTGAAAGTGTGTTTAATATGTTGGCTAAATATAGAGGTATTGAAAATCCTGATTTGTTAATTATACCAACAGAAGCTATTGGAATAGAATTCAGTGAAAGTGTTTTAAAAGAAATTGCACCTAAAGAATGGATATTAGAAAAAGCAGGTATTGATGTTTCTAAATATCAACCAGTCGCTGAGACTATGAAAGCTCGTTTTAATGATGATTTTACTATATTTCATGAATTTGGAGAATCAAAAGAATCTTATAAAGTTTGGAAACAAAAAACAAGATTTTCAGATGATACAGATTTTCAAATGTTTGCAGATGTAAGTCAATTACAGTCAAATGTATTAGATCTAATTTCTAAAGATAAAAGAGTAACAGTAGATGTTATTGCTGAAGTTTTAAAATCAAATCCAGATACAATAGCTAATGTAATTAGTGATTTAGTTGATTTAGGATATTTAGAAGTAAGTGAGTATTCGATTGGTAAAGGTATTGATGAAAATATAATTACTGAGCATATATTGACTGCTCCATTAAATGAAATTGTTGCTAAAATAAAACCTACAACAAAAGAATTATTAATTAGATATTCTTATGAATGGAAAGCGGGTTTTAATAATACAGACAAAAAAACAAGTCGTCCATTTTGTCTTGCTTTATTAGATGCTGGTAAAATGTATTCAAGATCTGAAATAGAGCAAATAAGTGCAAGACTTGGTTATTCAGTTTGGGATCGTGGTGGTGGTTGGTATACAGTACCTGGCACTGAAAAACATGAACCAAGTTGTAGACATCAATGGGTATCTAACATCGTAACAAGAAAATAAAATGAGTAAAAACACACTATTCATATCTGTACAGAATATAAAAGACAGAACAGGATTGCATGCAAATGTAGATGAAAAATTAGTATTACCTGAAATTAAGACTGCTCAAGATATGTATATCTTACCAGCATTAGGATCTGCTTTATATAATGAATTACAAACAGCAGTTGATGCAAATGTTTATACAAACTTGCAAAATACTTTATTAAATGATTATATCGCTGACTGTTTAATCTATTATGTTTTATCTGAATTACCAAGTGGACTTAGTTTTCAATTTTACAACAAAGGTTTAATTAGAAAAACAGGTGAAAATCAAGAGACTCCATCGATGCAAGATATGATTGATGTTGCAAATAGATACAGAGCAAGAGCAGAATTTTATAAACAAAGATTAATAAAGTATTTAAAACAAAATAACGCTTTATACCCTAATTATTTAAATTTTGGTAGTGGTATTGATTCGATTAAACCAGACAACGAAGGTTATACAGTTTCAATGTGGTTAGGTGATAATGGATGCTGTGGAGATGAAAATAGCAAAAAAAGTTTTGAAGAAAGGTATCAAGGCAATATAGGTTGCTGCTAAATATGAGTAAACAAGTAACAATTAAAAACCAAACTAAACTAAAAGTTTATTTGGAAAAAGCAAAAAAGAATGACACTAAACCAAATAGTGAAAGAACTAACAAAGATAGGCAACGACCACGAGCAAATTGATTATGTCTATTTTGGTGATGTATGGGAACGTTTAAGCAATGCTGAGGTTACTTATCCTGCTATGTTTTTTACGTTAACAGGCGCCAATGTTGGTCCTAAAGAAATAGGTTATTCATTTAGTTTTTATTTTATGGATCGTATGCTTATGGAAGAAACAAACGAAACAGAAGTATTATCAGATATGACACAAGTTGCAGGTGATATTGTTGCTCAGTTAAGATACCCTGAAGATTATTCTATTATAACTTGGACTTTAAGTCAAAACATACCTGTTACATTTTATACAGAAAGCGATCCTGATTTATTAGCCGGTGTAAAATTAGATGCTACTTTAACCGTGCCATTTATTAACAATAGGTGTCAAGTACCTTCAAATTATAATTATTAATGGAATCAAAAAAAATTAATCAATTAGCTACAGAGCTTGTACCTGATTTATCAGATCTTACGATCATTGGTGATCCTACAACTGGCATAAGTAAAAAGATTACGCTATCACAAATGGCGTCTTTATTTACGGGTACAGTTGAGGAATACGCAAACCTTGCGGCATTCCCTTTGGTTGGTGTTGCTGACACTATTTACATTGCCTTAGATACAAACATTTTGTATCGTTGGAATACAGGGACAAGTGCCTATGTAGAATTGTCACCAAACATTGTATCTTCTTTGGTGTTTAACGACGCAAATGGATTTGACGGAACTATTAATTTAGTTGGTTCAGTTGCGACCTTAACAATTACAACTGCATTAACGACAGGTTCAGTTGGTTTTATAGGTGCTTCAGGCGCTTTATTACAAGACAATGCAAACTTTTTTTGGGACGATACTAATAACAGATTAGGTTTAGGTACAAATGCGCCAACAACTGCATTGGACGTTTTTGGTTCAGGAATAATTGGACGCTTAAACGGAACTTCAACAAACAATGCTTATTTAGGTTTTTCAAGTGCAGGTACAAACAAATGGTCAGTTGGCAATGTTCAGTCAGACCATAGATTTAGAATATTTAGCGAAGCAAATAGTGCTGAATTAGTTTCTGTTTTACAAACAGGTGAATTTGGTATTGGTATTGCAAACCCAACAACAAAATTACATATTGACGGCAACGCAAGTGCTTTGATTGCAAATTTAGACGCAAATGTTTCTGTTGCAAAAAGTATTAGTTTTCGTTCTGACAATAGCAATAGAATAAATTTAGAAGTTTCAGGCACAGAATCAGGTTCAAATGCAGGTGCAAACTTTTTTATTAGACGTTATTCAGACGCAGGTTCTTTGATTGATACGCCTTTTACAATTTTAAGAAGTTCAGGTTATGTTGGTATTAATATAGCAACACCTGCAAACAAATTTGCTATTGGTGGAAGTAATTCAGAATCTTCATTATTAACTTATACACCAACAACCGCAAGACAAAGTATTATAAATACTTATTATTCAAATGCAGAAGGTTTATTCCCGCAATATTTAGATATTGTTTCTTATGGACAACCTGACGGAACGAACGGAGGGGGTATTATAAGATTTTTAACAAACCCTGTTACTAATGCGTCTGCCGCAGTAGAAAGATTACGTATAAATGCTGCCGGAAATATAAATATAGGTGCATCAGCTACAACAGGTAAACAATTAATAGTTAATCAAACAGGCGCAACGGGATATTTTTTAAGTGGTGAGGTAAGTGGAACTGAAATAGCTTATTGGTATTATGATACAAGTTCAATTCAATTTTCAAGTAAATCAGCTACAAGAGCATTGACATTTCTTACAAATGATATTGAAAGAATGAATATTGCTTCTGACGGAATAACGAGACATAAATTTGCTTCAGATAGAGGTATTAGAATGAAAGGAACGCAATCTTCACATTCTGAAATTGCAGGTTATCAAGTATTTACTGAAAATATTAGAGAATTAAGACTTACAGGAAGTACATTGCAATTTTATACAGGTGACGGAAGTAATTCAACAGGCGCGGAAAGGGCAAGAATTACAGAAGGTGGTTTTTTTAAAGCAAGTAGTGACGCAAGTTATTATTCAAGTACAGGTAATTATCACGAAATAAAATCAAGTGTTTCTGATAATACTATGATTATGTGGAATTCATCTGCAAGTCCAAATGGTTTATTTATTAATTATACTGCTACGCCAAATAACACAGGAAATAATTTTTTAAACTTTTATGATAGTAATGTTGGTGTTAAAAGATTTGATGTAAGAAGTAATGGTGGTATTTCAAATTATCAAGCAAATAATGTAAACCTTTCAGATGAAAGGACTAAAAAAGACATTACACCTTTAGAATCTTATTGGAATAAATTTAAAAATATTGAAATTGTAAAGTTTAAATATAAAGACCAAACACACGAAGATTTTAATATTGGGGTAATTGCACAACAAGTTGAAAAAGTTGCACCTGAATTTGTAGATATTGACGGTTGGGATAATGATAAACCAAAAAAAGAAGGTGAACAAGAAGAAATTATTTCAACTGAAGAACCATTAAAATCAATTTATACTGCGGATTTATACCACGCGACAATTAAAGTTTTACAGGAAGCAATGGCAAAAATTGAAATATTAGAAGAAGAAGTCAAACTTTTAAAAACTAAATAATGACAATATTTTTAACCATAGTATTTTTAGTTCACTTAATTAGTTGGGTTTTATACCAAAAGCATCAATTCAAAGAACGCGACCTTTACGCAAGTAAACCACAGGAAGCATACGAGCAAAATAAGAAGTGGCATTTTTGGAAGGGAATAAACCATATTTCAGTTTATGTTTTGGTTTGGTCGCTTTATGGTTTTTGGTCAATGTTTTTATTTGCAACTGCTTTTTGGTTTGGGTTTGACATTCTTTGTAATGTTATTGTTTTAAAAAGACCTGCATTTTATGTAGGTGTAACGGCAGATACAGATAAATTTATTAGAAAGGTAGCTGAATTTATAAAAATAAAACCTGAATATACTTCGGCATTGATAAAAGTATTAATTTTGATAATATTATTAATTTTAAAATAAACACTATGATTACGTTAAACGAAGAACAATTAAATGAATTAAACGCTTTTTGTCAAGAATTACCAACAAAGTATGGCGTGCCTTTACTTCAATGGTTTAAGAAAATTCAAGAAGAACAAGCGCCAAAAGAAGAAAAAAAAGACTAAATGACACCGCATAGCAATCAAGCCGACATAGGCACAGGAATAAGCGTTTTAAGCGCTATTGTAAGTATTTCAACAATTCAACCGGTTGTCACATTATTTGCCGGTTTGATTGCTATAATATCTGGTGTGATGGCTATTCGTTATTACTATAACGCAACCAAAAAAGTAAAAGATGAATAAAAATATTGTAATTGCAGTCTTATTGGTTGTAGTTATTTTATTTTTAATTACAAATCCAACTTATAAAAGTTCAGTTATTGTAAAGACAGATACGCTTTACCAACAAAAGACTTTTACTAAATACAAAAA